ACAAGAATAAAAACAGTATCGCCAGTTGATACAGGTCGTTTTCGTATGAATTGGCAACTTGCAGAAAATAAAAGATCAGCACCAATACAAGGTGGGCCATTTACACCGGCAAAAAATGCCATAATACCGCCCATGAAACTTAACTATCAAAAAGAAAAAACAGGCAATACTTACAGTTTGATTAACCCATTACCGTATGCAGAGGCAGTTTGTTTTGGTACTAATACACCACCATCATGGGGCAACCAGTTCAGAAGCAAAGATGGTAACAGGAGTGCAGGCTGGCCACTTAAAGAAGTGGCAGCAGTAGCTAAAATTGTTAAAAAGGCAAAAAGTAAAAATTAATGGCACAACTTAATTTAAACACTGTAAGGCAAAATATTGAGGCAAGGTTAGCCACAGAAATGGCCAGCAATCCAGCAACTACTGTTGTTTTTGGTAATCAACCATTTGACCCACCATCAGATACAAGTTTTATACAATGCTTAATTGAATTTACTGGCAGTGACTATATAACGCTTGGAGGTACAAGTAGCAGCACTAATAGTCAAACAGGCATAATTACTTTTAATATTTTTACAAAAGTGGGTATTGGCCTTGGCGACAATTTAACACTGGCAAAAAGGATAAGGGATTTATACAATAGGGTAATATTAAATGGCATATATTTTGAGCCTCCAACTGGCCCTGCTGTTTTAGAAAACGCAAGTCCAGAGGGTTTTGTACAAAGTGTAATGTCAATTTCATTTGAAACTTTCGAAAACTTATGACAGAAATTACTGACGAAATGCTTGATATTATTGAGCAAGTAAAGGGTAAACGCAATCCAAACCTTTGGGATTCACGCTGTCAATCCGCACTATTTAGAAAAAAACAGGCAAAAGTAGTAAAAAGCGAGAAAAAAGGATAATATATAATTAAATTTCTTTTTTTGTTATGGCAAACGTTCGTGGAGAAGAAGGAGCAGTACATTTTGACAATGGTACTGGCTCTACAAGTGCAGTTGTTGGTACAACGTCTTGGACTTTAGATATGACCAAGGACACACTTGAATGTACAGCCCATGGCGATACTGCTAGAAAATATGTTGGCAGCCTTAAAAGTGCAACTGGTACTGTAGAAGTGCAATATACAGCTACAACTGGTGATGCAGTTGCAGAATTGCTTGCAGACATAAACACCAGTGAAGACCCAGCAGATGCTTCATTTAATTTATTTTTAGATGAATCTGGTTCTAAAAAATATTCATTTAATGGAATTGTAAACGGTGTTGGTGCTGCCTCAACAGTTGGCGAGCTAACAACCCAAACTGTCAATTTCCAAGTTTCTGGCCCTATTACCTTTGCAATATAATTAATGGCTGAACAAAGGACTATTGACCTGATTATTGGAAATTTTGACCTTAATCAAAGACGTAAATTTACACTAAAAAATGCAGATGGCAAGCCAGTAGTTGATTTGTATTTTAGACCTATTACAAGGTCAGACAGAACGAGGGTTCAAGCTTTGGCTGGTAGTGATGAAGCTTTGAAAGTGTCAACACAAATGCTTTGCCACATGGCAGAAAAAGAAAACGGAGAAAAAGCGTTTGGAAGTGGCGATGCGGTAAGGCTACAAAGAGAAGTACCAGAAAGTGTTTTAAATGAGCTTGAACTATTTTTATTTAACGTTACAGAGGACGGCATACCTTTAGACGAAGCAAAAAACGATTAAAGGGGGATAGCTGGCTTTATTTTGAGTTTTTCCTAGCAACAGAATTAGGTATGACGGTAAGTAGGCTACGGCAAGAATTAACACAAGCCGAGTTTTTATATTGGGCTGCCTATTATGAAGTAAAAGGGGAACGTGAAAAACAAGAATTAGAAAAAATTAAGAATTAAGTGTAAACTATTAAAAAAACCAATTTATGGCTTTTGCAAGTGTTGTTATTGATGTCGTTGATAAGGCAAGTAATAAGCTTAAAGCTATAAACAACCAAGCAAATAAAGCTGCACGTGATTTTAGTAAGTTAGATAAAAGGGCTGGCGGTATAACTAAATCATTTAACAGGTTAGGTAAAGTTGTTGCATCTGTTGGTTTATTGGAAATTGGAAGGCGTTCTGTTAATACCGCTGCTAATTTTCAAAAATTAGAGTTAAGACTTAAGTTATTAACTGAGGCAACAGGTGAGTTTGGTGATGCACAAAAAATTGCAACAAGAGGTCAAAAATTATTTGGTATAAGTGCAACAGAGGCACTTGAAGGCGTAACTAACATAACTGCAAGATTAAAACCTTTAGGTGTAAGTTTGGCCGATATAGAAACAACATTTATAGGTTTTAACACTGCAGCAAAACTTGGTGGTGCAAATGCACAAGAGGCATCAAACGCATTTAGGCAGTTAGCACAAGCACTTGGTTCTGGGCGTTTAGCTGGTGATGAATTTAGAAGTGTTTCTGAACAAGTGCCATTAATTTTAAAGCCACTTGCTGAGGAGCTTAACGTTTCAACTGGCGAGTTAAAAGAACTTGCTGCACAAGGCAAACTTACAAGTGAGGTTGTAATACGTGCATTAAGAAAACTTGGCAAAAGTGGTGCTGACGACCTTAAAGCAATATTAGAAAACGACCCAACGCAAGTGTTTAAAAATTTACAAAATGAGGTTGAAAACTTACAAATTGCAGTTGGTTCTGCATTGTTGCCTGCAACGAAAGCGTTAACTGAAGCTTTAACCATCACTGCAAAAATATTAAGTTTTTTACCACCAGAGTTTGTTTCTGTTGCTGCTGGTATTACTGCTGTTATTGCTGGTGCAACCTTGTTAATGCCAATATTAAAGTCAATGTCTGTTACTGTGGCTGTTTTAACTAAAAAATTTGTAATACTAAAAACAATTTTGGCTGGGCCTGTAGTTGCAGCTTTTGCTGCTGTTGGTTTAGGAATTGCTGCAATAATTAATTATTATAAAGATCAGAATAGAGAGTTAAAACAACTTCAAGATACTATAAACAATGGCTCTGCAGAGCAAGCACAAAGTTTAGTTGAAATTAAGCAAAAAGAGTTGGAAGCTGCAGAGGCAAGGTTAGAAAACGCAAAACGTGGTAGAAGTTTAATTTATCAAAATATTGATGACCTTAAAAAACAAATAGAGCAGTTAGAGGCACGTAATAAATCAATGAGAGAATTAAATCAAATAATGGAAGAAAATAAAACTTACAAAGTTGGCGAGTACACTTACGATACCGCCAGTGGTAGGGCTATTTCTGGTCCTGACATAAAACAAGAAGAACGTACTTTTAAAAAAGGTTCAGATAATGAAAAAGCTGCAAATACAATAAAATTATTAAAACAAAGAATACAAATAAAACAGCAAGAAAATGATATTGATAGGGAGTTATTGGAAAGGCAGTTTGAATTTCAAAATAAAATGGAAGAGGCTATGGGCATTGAAGATGAAGGTTTACGTTTAGAAAAAAGTAGGTTGTTATTAAAGGACTACCAAATTGACAGGCAAGAAATATTAAATTCAAAAGTAAAAGAGCAAGTCGATATTTCAAAAGAGCTTGGCGATACTTTAGAACAAGGTTTGGTTGAAAATATTAAAGGTGCAATAAATGGTACACAAACTTTTGGTCAAGCAATGAATAATGTTTTAAATAATTTAAAAAATAAATTATTGGATAGAGCATTAAGCAATTTATTTAGTGGAATAGGAAATGCAGTATTTGGTGATGACAAAGGAAATAAAGGGTTTTTAGGTGGTCTTATAGGCTCAATATTTAAAGCAAATGGTGGTCCTGTAAAACAAGGTTCTAGTTATGTTGTTGGGGAACGTGGACCAGAGGTATTTACGCCAAGAGCTTCTGGTAATATTACACCTAATAATGCTCTTGGTGGTGTTACAAATATGATTACAGTTAACGTCGATGCGAGTGGTTCTAGCGTACAAGGTAATGAACCTCAATCACAACAACTTGGTCAAACAATTGCATTAGTTGTACAAGAAACTATTGTAAGGGAAAAAAGAAATGGAGGTTTATTAGCATAATGGCTGCATTTCCAAATTTCAAACCAAAATATGGAGAAACACAAACCATTGAGCAAGATAATATTGTTGTTAAGCTTGGCGATGGTTATGAGCAAAGATTAGTTAGAGGCCTTGCAGCAAATAAAAGAAAAGTAATTGGTAATTTTGTTTTCGAAGTTTCACAAACAGATGCAAATACAATTAATACTTTTTTAAATGCACGTTTTGACGACCAAGAGGCTTTTGACTATACAATTTCTGGTGAATCTGCAGCAAGAAAATTTAAGTGTACAAGTAGGCGTGCATCAATACCATATTTAAATAGAGTTACTTTAAATTTAACTTTTGAAGAAGTTTTTGTACCATAATGGCAATACCACACTCCGAACTACAAAAATTAAACCCAAATTCTATTATTGAATTATTTGAATTAGAACTTGTTGAGGGTTTGCATTATGCTACAGGTAATCCAACAAATGTGCCTACCATTTTCCGTTTTCATGCTGGTGGAAATATAGACACTTATGCAAATATAGTTTGGCAAACAAATACTTATGAGAGATTTCCAGTAGAAGCAAAAGGTTATGAATTTACAGGCAAAGGCCAAATACCAAGGCCAACTTTAATTATGAGTAACTTAGGTGGTATTACAAGATTAGGTTCTGTTATAAGAGTTTCAGATTTGTTAATAATAGTAAATTTAGTAACGCCTCATAATGATTTGCTAGATGCAAAAGTAACAAGACGTACTTTAACAGCAGACGCATTAGATGCAAGTAATTTTGCTGGCAATACAAATCCTTTTGGTACGCCTAGTTCAAACGAACTACCAAAAGAAATATATTTTATTGATAGAAAAATTCAAGAAAGTAGAGACGCAGTTTCCTTTGAATTAGTAAACAGGCTTGACATGGAAAATAAAAGAGTGCCAGCAAGACAAGTCACAAGAAAAGATTTTGAAGGTGTTGGCACTTTTGTAAACTAATTATGAATGAAATTTTAAAAAATGAAGCTATAGCACACGCAAAAGAAGAGAAACCAAACGAATGTTGCGGTTTGTTTTTAAAAACGGAAAAAGGCTTTGAATATTTTAAATGCAAAAATATAGCTTATGAGTTTGAAGCTAATTCTTTTGTAATTGACCCATTTGATTTTGCTGATGGGGAGGACAAAGGAGAAGTGATTGGTATATTACATTCACACCCACAAAACGTATTAGAATTTTCCCCAGAAGATATTGCAAGTTGTAATTCAATACAAATACCTTTTTATCTTGTTTGCCCAGATTTAGATAAAATGATTGTAATTGAGCCAGAAAAAGATGCTTAAAAAAATAAAAGTTTATGGTTTTTTAAGAAAATATACAGGCCAAAGTGAATTTATGGCTGATGTAAATTCTCCTTATGAAGCGTTTAGTTTTTTATTTTGTAATTTTAAAGGTCTTGAAGAAAAAATGACAAAACAACTATTTTGCGTAAAAGTAGGTGATAAACCAATTACAAAAGATTTTTTAAATATTAGAACAGAACAAGAAATAAAAATAATACCTTTGGTTCATGGTAATTTTTTTATGTTAGTTGGAGGTTTTCTTTTAAAATATGCAGCTAAAGAATATATTAAACAAGAAATTTTAAGAAACATAATTACGTATGTTGCCGTAAGTATGATAACTCAGGGTGTAAATAACATAATTTCCCCACAGCAAGATACAAGAAATAATCAATCACAACAAGACCCCCTTGACCCATCTTCTTTGGCAAGTAACTATTCTTTTACAGGGCTGACAAATATTAGTCAAGCTGGTATTCCAGTTAATTTAGCTTATGGCGAAATAGTGGTCGGTTCTATTGTTGTTTCAAATGGAATTGATACAGTCCAAGTAGAGGGTACAAATTAATGAGTATTAAAGAATTTGACCAAAGCACAACTTTTTCAAATCCTGATTTACCAAGTGGTGCATTATCTTCAAAGCAATTTAATACA